TCAGGCCGCCGGTTTGGCCGGCCCGTCGATCGGCTTCGGATCGACCCCATCCTTAGCCGCGTTCTCGACCTTGCCGTGATTCGCCGGATTCGCGATCCACTCCCGGATCTCGGCGAGCCAGGCCAGGAACTTCAGCTTTTCCGATTCGAGCAGATCCTCGAATTCGGCCAGCCAGGGATGATGGCTGACGCCGTGCTCGGTCGCGATCGCGCGGAAGGCGTCGTGATGCGCGCGGTCCGACACGTTCGGGTTACTCCGCACGTGCTCGAGCAGCTTCTGATGCACCTGCTCGTAAGGCGTCGGCTGGTCGGTGCCCTTGACGTCGCCGGCCGCAACCGTGCCGCCGGCCTGGTCCGCAGCGGCGCCGCCGGCGCCGGCGTCCACGCCGGTAGTGCCGGCGGCCGAGCTCGCGCCCGAGGATGCCGCCGCGGTTGTATCGGCGCCGTCGGCCGCGGCTGACGGCGTCGCATTGCTCGAGCTCGCGCCCGCACCGGTTGCCTGGCCGGGATCGCCGGCGCCGGCGTCGCCCGTCTTCGTGTCGTTGTCGGTGTTCATCGTCTTTCCCTTTCGTCCCTGATGATCTCTAAAGTCCCCAAATCAGAATCGACCCTACGAAGACGAGCAGCGCGCCGGCGCTAGCAACGACGCCGAGCGGGATGCCGTCCGGGCCGATCGGGATCCATCCGAACGCCACGAAGGCGCCGACCAGGCCGGCGCGGATCTTGCGGGCACGGGTCCAGGTCATGGCCGCGCGCCCTGCTTCTGCCGGCGGTTCCATTCGAGGATCGTCGCATTCGAGAGCGGCGACGACGCGTCCGCCATGTCGGCGCGATAGGCCTGGTCGGATTCCGCCGGCCTCGAGGATTGCACGCTCACACCCTTCAAGGCTTCCGGATCCACGCGCGCCGCCGCGCCGTCGGCGCCGGGCGCCTGCAGGGCGGCATCGCGGATCGCCTTCTGCGCATCGATCACCTGGCGCACCTGCGTCGCCGACGGCGCCTTCATGTCCTGGATGCCCTTGATCGTGCGATCGCCGAAAAAGAACGCGATGATGGTGCCGAGCACCAGCCACATCGGTTGCGGGATGAGGCCGAGCGCCACCATTGCCTGCGAGAAACCGACCGTGTCGATCGGGCACCAGACGAAGAGCGCGATCACGCCGAGCGCCATGACCGGCCGCGGCAGCCGGTTGAGCCCGTCGATGAAGCTGTCCCACCAGCTGCGATTCTCGCGGAACTGAAATTCCGCCGAATATTCGCTCTGATTGGCGGCGTTGAGCTCGTAGGATTGCTGATCGCGCTCTTGCTTCGATCCCCAGATCGATTTGATGCCGGTGTTCACACCATCGAGGATCGTGCCGCCGAGCGCATTGGCGATCGCCGTCGCCGGGTTGAGGCTGCTGAGAATGCCCATCTAAGCCGCCTCCTGTTCATAGGCGGCGATGCGCGCCTTGATGAAGGCGTCGTCGGGCGCCTGGCGCAGGGCCTCATACATGAATTCGAGCAGCCGCCGGATCCAGCCGCGGCGAAACTGCTGCTGCCTCGGATCGCTCTGCATCAGCCCCTCGAGGAACGCGCGCCGCTGATCGACCAGGGCCGCCAGCAGCATTGCGCCCATCTCGCTCTGCGCCCTCACCGCGGCCGCGCGCGTCTTCGGCCCGATCGCGCCATCGGCCTGCAGCGGTCCATAGCCGGCGAAGTTGAGCACCTGCTGCAGAAAGATGATCGACTGCCGCGGCCCGGAATTGACCGCGGCGTCGAAGAGCGCCGGCACGATCTCGGCGGGCATGGTGTGGATGCCCGGCCCGTCGAGATAGATCCTCGAATAGATCTCGCGCGCGAGCTCCGGCGTCACGCGCTTCACGTCCTCGATCGAGGCCGGCCGACCGTAATAGGCCGAGAGCGTCTTCTGCGTGATCCCGAGATTGGTCGGGCCGCCGCGATCGGCCGGATTGTTCACATACCCGCCTTCGCGCCGCAGCAGATCCTCGAGCAGACCGTCGATCGTCATGGTGGACCTCAGTTGTGGAACAGGATGCCGGCCAGAATCACGGCCTGGAAGGCGATGATGCCGAGCGCGCACTTCCACAGCAGGCCATAGATCCGCCGGATGCTGGTCTGGTTCGCCTCGTGCATCGTCTTGCGCTCGAGCGCGCCATCCTCCTGGTTCTTGACGATGGTGCCGTACCGCTCGACGCAAACCGCCTCATGCTTGTCGATCCTTGCCATCGCCGATCGCGCGAGATCGCGCGCCTCCTGATCACGCTCCACCGCCACGCCCCCCGAATTGATCGTGCATCCACTTGTCATCGATCTCCGGATTGTCGTCCGCGCCGGGCTGCAGCCGCGCGGCCGATTCCTGCAGCTGCGCGTCGTCGCTCTCGCGCTTGCGCTCGATGGTGATGAACTCGGCCGCGGCGATCGCCAGGCCGACGCCGCCGACGATCGCGCCGGCGACCGGGTGGCCCAGGTTGAAAGCCAGCGCGCCGGCGCCGGCGATCACGATGCCGGCGACGAGCAGCGCGAAGCGCGGGATGCGGATCATGGGATCACCGTGTCGATCGTGGTGCCGGAGACGAAGACCGTGCGCGGCTTGACGCTGCTCTCTACCGTATCGACAGCGACGTGATAGGCGCCGGCGTTGTTCTCCATGACATAGAGTCCGCCGCCGCCGTTGATCGTGTCGGAAAAGCTGCTCGTGCCCTTGATGATGATGGCGGCGCCGTTCGCACCATCGACATGGTTCGGCGCGCCGCCGCCGCCGCGGCGGTTCGGCTCGATGCTGACAACGCCGCTGAGTGTGAACGTCGCGGATCCGGCTGGACCGCTGCTGTTGCCCCAAAGCTTGATGTTGTTCTTGTTGTCCTGGAAGGTGCAGCCGGTGATGTTGATCTGGCTGCCGACCGCGGCCTTGAGATCGAGGCCGGCATCGGTGTTGCCGCTGAACGTGCAGTTGGTGAAGTTGAAGGTGCCGAAGCACGTCGCCTCGGACGACCAGCCGTCGCCGTTCCAGAAGCTGTTGGTGTCGTCGTACGCGTTCTTGAACGACGAGTTGATGGCGGTCGGATTGCTGGCGTATTCCGACATTTGCACGCCGACCCCGAAGTTGTCCCCGTTCTGCCGCATGCTGTCGAGCTGGACGTTGTCGAAATTCCAATCATGGCTGGTGCCGCGGTAGCGGATGCATTGCTTCGAATAGCCGTTGACCGTGACGTCCTTGAACTTCGCGCCGACGCAGAGGTTATTGCCCATCTCGAAGAACCGCAGGCAATTGGTCGCCGTGACCGTGTTGATCTCGAGGCCGTGCACCGATGCGGTGCAGGAGATGAAAGAGCCGGTGTTCTGAGGCGCGATGTTCTTGAACTTGATGTTGTCGGCGCCGGCGGCGAGGATGAACATATCCGAGCCGGTGGCCCATCCGGTGACGTCGGTCTTCTGCTGCGGATCGGCCGGCGGCACGAATGCCGTGCGGCTGCCGACGAAGACGGCGTTCATCGGGTTGAGCCCGCTATCGACGCCGCAGATCGTGACCGGATTGTTCTTGCTGCCGCCATGCGACAGTGTCGCGCGCTGCGTGACGAAATTTCCGAGATCCGCGATCAGATAGACCGTGCCGCCGGGCCCGACCTGGGTGACCAGCGTATCGAGTGACGAGAAAGCCGCGGCATTCGCCAGCGTGCTGCCGTCGCCCGTACCGGTGGCGGCGGGCTTGATGTACCGCTTGAGCGTCCCGACGACTTCCTGCTTGACGTTGACCGTGATCGTGCTGTCGACGGTCGCGCCGGTGCTTGCGCGCGTCGAGCGCAGCGCGGCGATATAGCTGTTGTTGGTGTCGAAGTCGGTCGGCGCGGCGTAAACCTTCGCCGGCAGCTTCAAGGTATTGTTGGTGATCGAAAACTTCGCGCTGTCCTGGCCGGCCAGCAGCGTATAGGTCACGTCGCCGCCAGCCTGGGCAAGCTGCATCTCGAAATCGTCGCCTTCATAGACGCTGTAGGTCTGGCCGTTGAAATCGGTCAACCCGGTGAAGGCGGTCAGCAGCGCCTTGACGCGCAGATAGAAGGCGTTCTCGAAGCCGTTGAGCGATGCGCCCCAGGCCGAGAAGGTAAATTCACGCGTGCAGCCGCCGGCTGGGCTCACCCCGAAGAGATAGACCGTGCCGTTGGTGATCGACGTCGCGGCGCGTGCGACCGTGAAGATGGAGGCGCCGTTGAGCCAGTATTTCTTCGTGCCCCCGACACGCTGGAAACCGAAGAATCCGATGCTCGTGCCCGGGACATTGGTGTCGTTGGTCGCATCGTTGACCCGGGCGAACACCTGGTTCGACGTATTCTTGAGATTGCCGCGGTTGTTGGTGTTGCCGATGTCCGACGTGTTGCTCTGCGCCTCGGTCAGGGACCAGACCCAATAGGACGCATCGGAAAGCGTGTAGCGGCTGTCGAGAGCAGGATTGAAATTCTCGTCGATCGCGCCGGCGCCGCTGCCCGTGGCGCTGCGATAGGGCGTCTTGGTCGGCGCGGTGTTGGTGATCGCCGCGCGGTTGCGCTGCGGATCCTTGATGTTGATGCAGTCGGTGCCGAGACTGTCGGTCGACCAGAGCCGGATGACCGAGAGCTGGTTCCAAAAGCCGTCGTCCTTGCAGCCTTGGATGAAGGCGGCGATCGCGGCCTGGTCGGCCGCCGACGGTGCGCCGCCATTCGCCTTCGCCGCGTTCGCCCACTGCTGATCGAGCGGCAGCGCCTGGCCGTTATCGGCCAGCGCCGTTCCCAACAGGCCGGGCCGCAGCAGCGGACGAAGCGGGCGCATCTGCACCATTACGGCACCAGCACCCACTTGATGATGCGATCGGCGCCCTGGTTGACCGGCACGCCGCCGGTGCCGCTGCGCAGTTTCGCGCCGCGCACCGCGATGAAATCCAGCGGCTTCAGCAGGATGAAGCGGCTCGCCGTCACCGTGAGCGTGTATTCGGCGCCGGTGCTGTCGTACATATCGGCGACGTTCTGACCGTCGCTGCCCACCTGCAGCGTGATCGAGGCCGCCGTCCAGGCCGCGGGCATGATGATCGCCACCGGCCGCAGCGACCCGAAATCGGCCAGGTCGCTGAGGCTCGCGCCGTTCAAGATCGTGGTGAAGCGGCTCGGAATCTGCCCGCCGAATGCGCCGTAGTTCGGGACTTCGTCGTTGTTTGCCATGTCGGTGTTCCTTATGCCCAACCGGTGGTGATGTCATAGGCGGCGATCGCCGCCGCGGTCGTCAGCGCGCGCAGTGCTTGCTTGTGCGCATGGCCCGTGAAGATCCAAGCCTCGACCTTAGCCGCGGCTGCGTCCGCCATCGCAGACATGCCGGCGGCGTCGAGCGGCAGCGTCGTGTTGTCGGCCATGATCCAGGCGAAGCCGGCCGGCCAGGTGCTGCTCATCAGCAGCGCGAATTTCGCAGTCGCCCCGGCGGCGATGATCCGCTGCTGGTCGACGTCGCGCAGCTGCAGCACCTTGCCCTGATAGGCCATGCCGGCGGCAAAGGTGGCGTCGCGCAGCGCGTCGACCTCGAGGCAGCGCCGCTCGGCCATGGCCGAGAGATTTGGCGCCCAGGCCTCACCATTCCAAATGTAATCGAGCCCCGGCCGCTCCGGCACTTCGCGGTCCGCTTCGTCCGCCTGGTCGCCGGTGTAGTAGACGTTCGCCGCCGTCAGCCAAAAAGCCATCGTCGCCTCCTCAGCGCGTCCAGGCGCGCACGCGCCATTTCCACTTCGTCACGTCGATCGACACCGGGGCCAGCGTGCTGTCGTCGATGATCTGAATCCGACCCGAGCCGACATTGAGCTTGAGGTTGGTCGCGTTCTGTTTCAGCGAGAAGTGATCGAGCTCGAACCCGTTGTACATGGTCGGGCCGATATCGATCACGTCGCCGACCGCATAATTGCCGTCGATCGAGGTGCATTCGATCTGCACTTTCACGCGCTCCGGCTTGACGCCGAGCCCATGCGCCAGGTTGAGCGCCGCGCCGAGCGTGATGGTCTGCTGCCCGCTGTCATAGCTGTATTCGCCGCCGATCGTGACGCCCGCCGCGCCGGTGCCCTGGACCGTCACGCGGTCGCCGGGGCGAACCTTGCGCGTGGCCTGCCCATCGAGATTGCCTGCCGACATGGAAACCGTCACGTCGCCGGCGCTGGAATTCTTGACGACGTTCGATTGCCCGGCCGGGATCTGGCAGATGTAGCCGCCGGCCCCGGTGAACTCGATCACCTTTCCCGCTTCGGATCCGTTCGGATTGTGGTTGGCGGCATAGGTGGCATAGCCGTTCCCGGATCCCGCGAGCGCCGTGCCGTCCTTGCGCTGATAGAATGTCAGCCGCCAGATCGTGCCGCCCTCCGGCACGAAGGTGAAGACGTCGCCGGCCGAAACCGCGATGTTGGCGCCGGTCGGCAGGATCAGATTGGCCGAGCTGGTGAGCGTGCCGGCATTGTCCGCGACGAAAGTCTGCGGCCATGGGAATGTCGCGTTGTTCCACAAGGTGTTGAGCGTCCAGCCGGCGCCCGTGGTGATATGGTATCGCCCCCCGCGATCGACGTCCGCCGGCTTGGCGATCGCGTTGGCGGCGATCGCGACGCCGGTCCCTTGTTTCAGGAGCCGTCCGGTTTTGAGCGACGTCGCGAAAGCGAGATCGTCGGCCGCGCCGTCGATCTTCGCCATGGTGGCGACACGCGCGATGCCCTCGTCGACCTCCGATGCAGAAACGACGACGCCGGCGACGCTCGTCACTGAGGCGTTCTCGAGACCGTCAGCCGCCGCGTTCCAGCGCCAGAACAGCCCGGCCGCCGGTGTCGGGATCTGCAGGTTGTCGATCGACGTCGTCAGCTGCTGGATCAGCGCGCGCTTCATCTTGCCGAGCAGCTGCTGCGCCACCATGGTGATGCGGTCGAGGCTGCCCTCGACGCGCTTCGCCGGGAACTTGCTGTTGTCCAGGAAGATCGACTGCTGGATCGCGTCGACCGAGCGCTCGCCGGCGACGAAGTATGTCGCCGGCAGCGGATTGTTGAAGGTGATCTGGTTGTTCGCGGTGTACTCGCCGATCGACGGGTCGAAGGTACCGGCGAAGGTGAAGTCATAGGTGCCGGCGCCGTTGAGCACCGGCGCCGGGACAACATCGACGCCGGCGACGGTGTCGTGCAGCGCGATGACCAGGTCGCCGCCGCTGAAGACGGTGAACGGCACCATGAAGACGGTGGTGACGCCGTCGCCGTTATACTTGAAGTCGCTGACGTCGCTCGGCACCGCCATCACTGCACCTGTGGCATGGACTGGGAAACGGACGGCATCATCTTCGCGCGCGCGTTGATGCCCTGCTGCGTCTTGATGTAGTCGGCGAAGGCCGCGAATTTGGGATCGGCGAGGATCTGCTGCTGCGCGCGCTGGCGCGCATCGAGGATGGCGCTCTTGATCATCTTCGCCTTGCCGCCCTCCGGTCCGTCGCTCTGCATGTCGTAGATCTTGCTGAGCTCGTGCTTGCCCGAGACCAGCGCGTTGAGGTAGTCCTTCGCGCCCATGCCGAATGCCGGATCCTTGGCGCCGTTCCCGGCGAGCTGCACATAGGCGTCATAGACCTGCGGCCAGTTGCGGAAGTCGACGTCGACGCCGGCGAAGCTGGATTTCTTGCCGATCGGCAGCTGATAGACCCGTTGCTTCAGCATCTCGGCGTCGATCGGCTCGGCCGCCGCCTGCTTCACCTGCATCGGCGTCACGGCGTCGAAGACCCGGCCGGCGACAGTGCCCGGCATGACCGCACCGCCCGACTGCGTCGGCTTGCCCCAGAGATCCCGAGACGGGATCAGCTGATCGGACAGGCCGGCCATCCGGGCATAAAGCGCATCCATCGGCGTGAAGGTCTCGCGGTTGGTCGGATCGACCACGCGCTCGACGGCGCCGGACGCCGCGGTGAACGGCAGGAAGCTGGCGGCAAAGTTGTTGACGTAGTCGCGGCCGTAGCGATCGGGATCCGTCATCACATTCGCGAAGTCCGCCATGCCCTTGAGATAGGTCTTGTTGATGGTGAACTGCGACACCGCGGCGATGCCGCCGGCCATGAGCTCGTTCCAGGAATCGACGTCGGCCGGGTCGATATCGCCGCGGCTCATGGCTTCCGTCATGTCGGCGGCGAAACCGAGCGTCTGCCCGAACGGATCGAGCCGGTTGTAACTCACCCACTTGTCGCCGACCTTGATCGAGTACGGCTGCCAGCCGGTGCGCTTCAAGGTCGCGAGCTCGCCGGGATCCTTCGGGCCGCGGCCGGTCACCAGGCCCTGCATGGCGTAATCGGTGGCGAGCGCCATCGCCGAGGATCCCGTCGCCATGCGCGCGAGCGCGAGATCTCTTCGCGCGCCCCCTGCGGCTATATCCGCCCTCCACTGTCCGACCAGCGGCGCCAGCGGCGTGCGCTCGAAGGAATAGCGCGCGATGTTCACCGGCGTGCGGACAAAGGGGATGATGAACGGCATCGGGTTGAGCGGGCCGCCCTTATTGCGGGCCGAGCTCAGCCACTTGCCGAACCAACCGTTTTCATTGGTGAAGGTGTTGTAGAGCGCGGCGTCGGCCGAGGCGAGGCGGATATTCTCCGGCGGATTGGCGACGATATCGGCGACGCGCTGGCCGAGCGCATCGCCCTGCAAGCCTTCGCTCGCCGCCTGGCGGTAGGCCTGCGCGTTCAATTCCATGCGATAGCCGATCGACTTGAAGAAAGCGTCCTGCGTCTCGAGCGCCTTGCCCGGCACGCGGAAGACGTTGCCGAGCAGGTCGACCACGCGACCAGGGCCGCCGGCTTCGTCGAGATTGAAGGCCGCCGACGAGATCGCGGGATCGACGCCGGACGGCTGCTCGAGCTTGCCCAGCATGTCGGTTGCCTGGCCGCGTGCCGTCTTCCACGAAACGCGGAAGGCATCGCCGAGCCCGCTCAGCATGCCATAAATCATCGCTTGGCCTTCCCCGTCGGCGACGCCGCCGGAGCCCGTCATCTGCGCGATCTTGCCGGCGACGTAGCGCTCGACTGGCTGCTGCAGCGCGACGTTGAGATTCGAGACCGTGTTGACGATGTGCGTCGTCGGCGAGCTCAGCAGGCCGTTGATCCAGATCTCGCGCACCGCATCCATGGTCTTGGCGAAAGCGCCCTTGCGGATCGCCTGGTTCAAGGTGGCCTGGTCCGCACCGGATTCGGCGAGCAGGGCCAGGCGCTGCGCCATCGCCTTCGAAACATCGGCGCCGCCGCTGCCGGCGAGCATGGCCTCGAGCGCCTTCATCTGCTCCTGGCCGCCGCCGGCCGGGATCGACCAGGCCTGCAGCGCGCGGGCGGTTTCCGCACGGGCGCCGAGCACTTCGGCCTGGATCGCGTAATGCGTCGCCATCATCTTGCGAAACGCGTAGAGATCGGCGGCGGTCGCGCCAGGCGCCGCGGCGGCCTGCGCCGTCTCGAGCAGCTTCTGCCCGCTGGCGGCCCAGAGATTGCGCGCGGCGAGGCCTTCCTCGGCGTTGAGCGGCTGGCCGCCACGCCGGCGCAGCAGATCCGCGACCGACATGCCGAGATCGTCGGCCGCCTGCTGGGTGACTTCGTTCGATCGCACGCCGCGCTTCGCCGCATCGATCGAATCCGAGAAGGCTTCCGTCATCTGGCCGAGCGCCGTCTTCACGTCGGCCTCGGTATTGATCCGGGCAAAGTTGACGGTGACGGCCTTGTTGCCGAAATCCGTCGGCGCGCCGAACGCGGCCGACAGCCGGTTCGCCTGCGCATCGGTCGCCAGGCCCTCGGCCGCGGCGCCGGCATCGGTGCCGTCGGTGGCCTCGAGGCCCTTCTGCAGCTTGCCGGCGACCATGGGATCGGCGATCGGATTGCCCTTGGCGTCGAGCCGCGGCTTGACCGAGACGATCGGCGCCGCGGTGTCGCCGGCATCGCCGAGCACCTTCAGGTCTTCGGGCGTCAGTCCCGGCGTAAGGATCTTCGACGGCGCCGCCGCGGCGCCCTCTTGGGCGAGTGCCGGCGCCTTCGACGCCTTGAACAGCTGGAAGGCCGCGATCAGCGGTGTCAGCAGCGCATCGCCGACCATGCCCTCGAATGCATTCTTCAACCGCGCGACGGCTTCGTTGTCGCCCGGCTTCGACGCCATGAATTCGGCGATCGGATTGGCGAGCTTGGGATTGGCCTGGATCATCTCGGCGACGGTCGGGTCGGCCCCCTTGAACGAGAGGCCCATCGATGCCGCGCTGCCGATCATGTTGGCGCCGGCATCCGTCAGCCCGATCGTCGCCTGCGCGGCGCGCGCGCCGGTCCCCATCAGAGCGATGAACTGCACCGCATTGGCGATCAGCTTGCCGCCGGCGGATTTCGGCTCGCCGATGACGCCGGCCGCCGCGTCGGTCCGGGCGTCGATCTCGCCGTTCATCAGCTTGGCGAAGCCTTCCTGCTGCGCCGGCGTCATCCGCGACAGGAAGGGATCGGTCGAGATCTGCTCGACGCCGAGATGCGTCATCACCTGCAGCAGGCTGCCGGCGGCCTGCATGAAGCCGCGGCCGACCGCGCGCGGCGTCTCGACCGCCGTCATGCCGGCATCCTTGCCGAGCGCCGTAGCGGTTTCCTTGGCATCGGGGATCGCCGCCACCGGAGCCGGGAAGAGCTGCATCAGCAGATCGAGCGCCGTCATCGGCTGCTGCTGGCCGTCGGCCTGGCCGGTGACGACCGCGCTACCCGGAATCGAGCCCGCCGATCCCGCCGGATTTGCCGCGCCGTCAGCGTGCACGCTTTGCCCTGCCGGTTCGGCGGCCGAGGCCGGGGCATCGGCGGCCGGACCGGCCGCGGCAGCGGTCGCCGGGGCAGAATCCTGACCGGTTGCCATGCGGGCACGGGCTTGGGCGATCAGGTCATCGGTGCTGGCCTGGCCGCGATAGGCCTCATAGCCCGGCCCGGCATTGTCGCCGTCGGCGAGCGGCCCCGCCAGGTCGCCGCTACCGGCGTCCGCCGGTGCCGGCGCCGCGGCCGGTTTGGCCACCGGCTTTGCGACCGGAACCTGATTCCCGCCGGCCATTACTGGCTACCCCCGCTGGCGGGCGGCGTCGTCTTCTGCGCCAAGATGTAGCGCCAGCTGGCAATCTTCCGGAGCTCGAGATCGGACTGCTCGCGCGAAAGCTGGCCCGCGTCCATTGCCTTGATGGTGGCCGCTTCGGCTTGGTCGAGATCCCCCGTCTTCAGTGCGTCGCGCGTGCCGGTGTAGAAGCGCGGCAGGCCGGTCGCCAGGCTCATGTTCTGATAATTGACGATCTGATACCGGGCGATCGTGCGCTGAGCCTCCGCCATTGTATCGGCACGGGTCGCATTCGGATTCGCGACCGCCCAATCGTCGAACTCGGCCAGCGCCTGCGCCTGGCCCGCATGCGCGAGCGCCGCGGCACTGCCGTCGAGCAGCTGGCCCGGCTCGAGGGTGGTCTGCACCAGCGACCGGCCGGACTTGTAGGGTGACGCCGGCTGCTGCTGCGTGAGCTCGCTGCGGTTGGTGTTGAGCAGGGACACGAAGCGGTCGTTGGTGATGAGGTGATTCTGCAGGGCGCTGGTCGCCTTGGTCACGAAATCCGACGATCCGACGTCCTTGGTGAGATCCGCCAGCGTGGTCGGATCGTCGAATTGCGCGCCGAGATTGGACTGCGACACGATCAGCGCGTGATACTCGGAGGGATCGAGCACCGGCTTCTGCATCTCGATATCGTCGCGGGTCAGCGTGCCGTCCTGTTGCTTGCCCCAGAGATCCTTCGCCGCGGCGTCGCCGGCTTTCTTGATCGCGCGATCGGCCTGGTGGTCGGCGAGCTCGGCCAGGCGGATGCGATCGGAACGCAGCGCGTCGACCCGCGTATTCGCCCGATCGGAGAGCTGCGCCCGCTTCACCGGCCCGAGATCCGGATAGTTCTTGGGATCGAGCAGCTTCTGCTGCGCGAGCTCGGGATTGGTGGTGATGTCGCGATCGGCGTCGGCGATCGACAAATTGCTCTTGAAGTCGAGCAGCTTCTGCGCGCCCTCGTCGGCGCGAAGCCATCCCGCGCTGGTGCTCGAGAGAATGTCCGCCTGCGCCCGCGCCATCAGCTGATCCTTGAGCGGCTGCGAGCTCGCGGACGAGATCTGCTTTTCATAGTTGCTCAGCCGGAGATCGAGCGCGCCGCGCTGGTCCGCGCTCTCGATGCCGAAGGCCGCTTTCCGCGTCGCCTCGCTGCGGCTCACCATCTCCTTGTCGAACTGGTCGGAAAAGAGCGCCGCGACCGTCGGATCCTGGATCCGGTTGAGCGTCGCGGTGCGGAGCTTGGTCGCCTCGTCGTTGAAACCGGCGATCGCCGCCTGGTTGTCGGCGACCTTCGACCAACGAAACTCCATGTCGCCAAGCTGCGCCGTCGTGTCCGCCAGCAGGTTCGCCGCATCCGATTGCCGGCGCGCTTCGGCATAGCGATGGTTCCACTCGGCCAGCTGGTCGGAGATCTGTCCGGATGCGCGCTGCAGCGCGACGCCCGCATAGCCGGCCGCGGCCGCGTCCATGCGCGGCGACGAACCGCCGGTCTGCGCGCTCACCTGGTTGGTGAAGGTGGGAACGGTGACCATCAGTAGACCGGCCTGCCGGCGGCGCGCGGCACGGTGAGCGGCTTGGCGGCCGGCAGCGTCGGCTTGACGCTGTCGCTGCCGAATGCAAGCGCGCTGGTGAGAACCGTCGTGCCGGCGCCGAGGATCCCGCCGGCGAGCGCAGCGCCCGCCTGGCTGCGGTCGATCGCCGCCTGTGTCAGAAACTGGTTTGCCTGGTTCTTGCCCTTGTAGAGGATCAGGCGGCGGGAGAGCTCGCCCTGCGTCGCCAGATCCGACAACACGTCGAGCGGCGAGCCCTGCAGGTCGACGCCGCTCGCCCCGAAGGCCGCCTCGGCCGCGCCGAGCTTCCGCTGATTGTCTTGCCGCGTCTGCTCGGCATCGGCCGCCGCTTCGGCCTCGGCCTGGTCGGCCTGTTGCCTCGCGACCTTGGCGTTGAACGTATTGGCCTGCGCCTGCTGGATCCCGGAGAAGATCGAGCCGAAGCCACCGAGAGCGGCGCCGGCGATGCCGAGGCCTTCCCCGAGCGAAAGCGTCGTCGCGCCGGCGGCGCTGGTGAGCAGCGGTGTTGCGAGCAACGCACCCATCAGCTTGCCCCCTTCGCGATGCGGGCATGAAGGAAGTGGTCGGATCCGTCCGGCCCCCAGGCCTCGAGCAGCTGGCCGGCGTCGAACCCGATGGCCTTCGCCCAGCAGCTACGCCAGGCGGCCGCCGCACTGATCCGGATCTCGAGACGGCGATAGACCGGTTCCTGCTGCAGGCGGTCGAACCACTGCCGCATGCCGCGCGTTGCCCTCACCAGGTCGCGCCTCGTCGCGAAGATCGACGGCAGCAGCCACCCTTCCGCCAGGCCTGGCCAGTGCATCACGACGCCGCCCGCGCCGACGAGCTCGCCGCCCCGGATAACCGCATAGCCGGGATGCCCGAGCACCAGGCGCTCAAAGTCAGCCGATCGGCACCGCTCGATAAACGCCCGATCGGCCGCCAGATGGACCGCCATCTGCAAGAGCTCGCGATCAAGGTTAACGATCCGCATCAGATTTCCCCGATATCGGCGCGCGCCGAGAGTGCCAGCAAGGTGAGCGGCATCGGCCCGACGGTCTTGAGCGTGATCTGCCAATCCTCGTCGCTCGAGCCGGGCGGCTTCACGCGCTCCGGCCGGCTGATCAGCGGCGGCGCCTGGCCCATCACGTCGGCGGCGCTGCGCGTCTCGAGATCGTCGAGCGCCCCATCCTTGAGGCCGAAGCTGCAGCCGCCGGTCTCGAAGAACCGAAGCCACAATGTGTCGACCCGCTTGATCTTGCCGTTGGTCGCGGTCGCCATGGCATGCGCCGGTTCGAACGGCATGAAGGTGAGCTCGCCATCCCAAGGCAGGCCGGCGATCGCATAGGTCACGCCGGGATCGACGGTGATATGCCCGGCGCCATCGGCGACGAAGTTACGGCCGTAATTCGCACCGTCGCCCATGACCTCGATCGTCTCGCCCGGCAGGTGCGGCAAGGTCAGCACCGTCACCGGCGCCGTACAGGACCAGGCGCCAGAGGCCTGCGGCTCGCAATTACGCATGCTGGTCAGGATCAGCGCCTGCACGTGGCGGGCATCGGTGTACCCGGTGATCAGCGCCTTCCCCCTTGAGCAGCGCACGACGCTGTTGAGCGAGCCGGGATTGGTGAAGACGTCGGCATCGGCCGAGAGCGTCACGGTGTCGCCGGCGATCGGCGTCTTCTTGCCGGCCGCCGGCGCCGGCGTCAGCGTCGCGTTGGGATAGGTCTGCGCCAGCGTAAGCGCGCAATCGACGTAGTGCGCCTGTTCCTGCGGCAGCTTGTCGAAGGGCCGCGCCATGACCTCGAGGGTGCGGGCGACCTGGCCGTTGATGGTGCGCTTCACCAGCAGCCACACTTCGTCATAGGAGCCGTCCGCCGACGGGATCGTATCGATGCTCTCGACCACCGGCGGCCCGCCGTAGTAATTCCCGCCCAGCTGATGCCGGTGCCAGGCGATCACTTTCTGCTCATAGCGATAGGTGACGCCGATCAGGCTGCCGTCGCTGAGGATGTACCAGCAGATCGACCAGGGATTCTTCTGGTAAGCCGCGCCGACGATGCCGGGCCAGGTCACATGGTCGGCGAGCTCGGCGAGATCCGGCGCGATATAGCCGTTCGCGGTCCAGTCGAAGGTCCAGGCATGCACCTTGCGGCCGTTCTGGTTGGCGAAGAGCACTTGCTTGCCGACGCGCAAAGGCTCGACGCCGGCGATCGAGCCGAGATTGGTTTCGCGATAGGCCTGCAGGTTGGTCGCCGAAAGCGCCGCCGTCGTCGTCTGCTGCTGCAGGATCTGCTCGGCGCCGGCGGTGCCGATGCCGAGCTGCGCCGCGCTCGCATTCCCGGCCGAGCTCAGCCACCGCACCGCGTTGACCTGGTCGTCGCTGATCACGAAGTTGAGCGCGTTCTTGTCGCTGACCGTGCCATCGGTCGCGGTTGGCGCCTGGTTCTCGAAATCGCCGATGACGCTGGCGATCACGTTGTTAGGCTGGAAATTGCAGCCGCCGGCGCTGAGCCGCTGTTGATGGAAGGTGCCGGTGTAGGGATAGCCGGTCGTGTCGGACCAGAGGCCGAGGCGCCAGGCGGCTTGCGCCGTCGCCCCGCCGAAAGCGGAGACGACGGTTGCCGTCACGGTGAAGGTGTTGGTGAAGACCGTGATGCGGGCATAGCCCCAGGTGCTGCCGTGCTGGATCCGCACCAGGCGACCGACGTCGGTCGCAGCGAAGATGTTGGCCGACGCCGTTCCGCCGGCAGTGAAGGCGTTGACGAAGGTGCTGTTCTGCAGATCGAAGTGATCGGCATCGACCAGCGTGATCTTCCACGCCCCGTTCGCTTCGACCGTCCCGCCGACACCCGCGACCATCACCGGGTCATTGTTGGCGAAGCCATGCCCGACGACCGTCAGGCGGATCACGCCGGACCCGTTATCGGCGGCGCCGGTGATCGCCTTGGCGCTCGGCGCGGCGACGATAGTGATCGCGTTGCCCGTGGTCGCCGACGGCGCCAGGGTGATGTTGCCGGTATTGACCGGGAGATATGGCCCGTCGCGCCAGCTGATGACGCTGATCCCCCAGACGGTGTGCGACGACCGGGTGAGCTTCCGCGTCGGCAAGGTCGGGTGGAAGATGTAGAGCGTATCGGCCGATTGCGTGAAACTCAGCACCGCCAGATCCGAGGCCTGCGTGTAGGGTGTGACGATCTCGACCGGGTTGCCGCCGTTCTGGATCTGGCCGTCGTTCATGTAGAAGCGGGCATAGCCGAGCCCGAACTCGATCATGTAGGCCTGCACGGTGTTGAAGATGAACCGGCGGATCCGCGCCGGCTGGCTTTGCACCTTGGAGCTCGCGACGTAGAGCGTGCCAGGCCGGCGCATCGCCCCGCCCTGCGGCCGCACGATCATGTTGAACAGCGTCTCGGCGCCCGAGTAATACTTCTCGTGATCGGTGCGCCCCTTCATCTGCGGCGAGAGCTCGCCGCCGCCGAGGCTCATGATATCGACGAAGCTGAGCATCAGGTGCGCGACCTCAGCAGCACGTCGATATCCATCTCGTCGACCTGGCCCTGCTGCGACGACGTGACCCGGGCGCTCGATTGCTTGCCCTCCATGATCGAGAGCATCAGCTGCACCTTCTGCAGGTTCTGCACCAGCGGCATGCCGATCTCGGATGCGAGCTCATAGGCGAGCGCATGCACCAGGCTCGGCGAAAACTTGGTCGGGTCCTGCAGGTCGCAGACGTAGGAGATATTGAGCGGCGCGCCGTAATCGCAGAGCAGCACGTTGCCGTAAGTGTCGTCGCCCTCCATCTCGTAGCGCGGCTTGTCGAAATCGGGCAGGTCGATGACGCGCAGGAAATTCGCCGGCATGGCGAAGGCGGTAGACCAGCCGAAGGCCGGCGCAGCGGTGAGCGCCGGCACCGCCGCGCGGCGCTTGGCGCAATTCCACGGGAAGCGCTCGAGCACGGCCCGGCGCACGTCGTCATAGCGCGCATTGCAGGTGCGGGCGCGCTTGTTGTTGTCGGTGAGCGCGCCGATCGGATCCTCGCCCAGCGCGATCAGGGCGATGTTGCAGATCGAGACGATGCTGTCGCCGGCTGCCATCTTGGGAAGCGACCAGGCGCGACGGGTGGGAGCGCCGCGCCTGGTCTTTGCCTCAGTCGATCGTGTAGCGGGTGATGACGGTGAGGTTGCCGCCGTTGGGCAGCGCCGCCACGCCGACCGTCAGCAGAATGTCCTCGACCGCACCCTGCACGCCGTTCTGATCGTAGGCCGTCGCGATCGGCACGCCGAGCGAGGCCTGCTTACCGAGCGACGTCGGCGTATTGGTCGCGGTCAAGGTGGTAGCGGCGGCGAACAAAGCCGCACTGTTCTGATCGCCGATCGAGAGCGTCGAGGTGCCGAGCGACGTATCGGTGATCAGCGAGAAGCCGACCGGCGCCGCGCCCTTCGGGATGCGGCCGACGGCGATCTTGTCGCCGTTCGCCTGGCCGGCGAGCACGACGGTTTCGACGAAGACCCGCTCTTTGCCGCCACATTGCGCGACGTTGAGCAGCTGCTGGACGACGCCGCCGGCATTGCCGACCAGCTTCGCCATGTTGGTGCCGTTGGTGAGTGCCATCGTTTAGCCTCTTGGTTTCGAAGTTGCGGTCAGGCGATCGAGGATCGAGAGCGCGAGATCTGCTAGATCAAGCGCACTTGATCTCGACGACCTTGGCCTCTTCCAGTCGCGACGCGCCGATCGAGAGAGCCGCGTAGACGTACATGCTGAACCGCTTGTCCGACCGCTCGGCCATGCGCGACCAGATATCCTTGGCGATGCCGAGGCCCATGCCGGACTTGCGCCAGGCCGGCAGCCGGCGATAGCCGTTGCCGTCGAGCAGCACGCGCTCGCTGTGGATCATGTTGAAGCCGAGCAGGCGCGGCACCTTGCCGTCGATCAGTGCCTTCACCTGCGCGTACTCGTCGCTGGTCGCTTCGGTGGTGGCCAGCAGCGAGCCTTCGTCCTGGGCGGTGTAGAGCATGAACTTGTCTTCGTTCTCGTCGCCCTCGGCCGCTTTCAGCGCGACGTTGGCCTCGATCATCTTGGAGATGGTGAGGCCGGTATTGCCCGCGCCGTTGCCGTAGGCCCAAGAATTGACAGCGACGACCTTGCCGGCGGGAACCGGCGCTCCGGGTCCGGCCGGCCATGCGGCCTGCGTGGTGCCGTCCTTGCCGGTATAGGCGGTGGCGAAGAACGCGCCGATGATCTCATCGTCCTTCGCGCGCTCGAGCGCCGCGGCCGCGGTCTGGGCATAGGCGCTCGAGGGATCGATCAGCAGGCGGAACTGATCTTCTTTGTCGATCAGATCGCCCCAATCGTAGTCGTAGGGCGTCACGCGACGGCGCAGGTGCAGCGTGTTCATGATCGGCGAATCGTCGTGCCGCGCCTGTACCTTGCGCGCGGTGGACGGAGCAACCTGCTCGAGATAGGCGGATTCCGCGGTGATGTCCTGGACACTCACCGCGGCCGAGAGACGGGACTGCACCTGCTGCGCCAGCATCCGGACGTTGCCGGAGAACTGGTTCACGAAGGCGGTTGTGACTGTGATGCTCATGTCGAGCCCTCATCAAAAGGTTTCGTTTCAGGGTTCAACGGCTGAGCTCCCCGCCTCCGCGCCGCATCTTCCGATGTGCACCCTGACGGACCCGTGCCTGGCGTTTACCGACCGCCTATCGTCGAAGCCTTTGACCGGACCCGCGCCGTCCCTCGGTCAAAGAGGGACGGCTGAGCTCCCCGGCCGCCGGAATTACTGCGTCGCCTGCTCCTCGGGGTAGGCCTGCTTGTAGAGGCCTTCCATCTTCGCCACGGCTTCCTTGTGGCCGGGCGCTTCCTTGTTGCGGTACGACTTGGTGAATTGCTCGTCGCGCTCGAGCGCGGCGATCTGCTGTTTCGCCTCGGCCGGCGAATACTGCTGACCTTCCGCGCCGCGCTTGCCGATCAGCCCGTCTTCCGAGAGCTGCTTGCCCATCTTGCCCATGACGTCGACGAAGCCCGGGTGATCGCCGAGCGCGATGCCGTCGACCTTGGCGTTCTCGAGCAGCTGCACGAATTCCGGCGTCGCGTAGTGGCGCAACGCATCCATCGCCAGCGCCTTGGTCGGCTCATAGGCCGCGCCGAGCTTGGTCTTCAGGTTCGCAGTCGCCGCTTCGAGGCTGGCGGCGATCTCGGCGGCGTCCGACTGCGCGCCGCCGGCGACTTCCTGCCCGAGCAGGGCAAGGACGCCCGTTGCCTGTTTCTCCGTGAGGCCGAGCTCGTGGGCGCCGGCGCGCCACCGGCCCATGACCTCCGGCTTGAGCTCGCGCCCCTCCGGAAACTTGATCCCTTCGAACTTGTAGCCGTCGGCCTTCTCGGGCCGCCCCAGCCGGTTGAAGAGCTTGGCCTGCCCTTCCTTGTCGTCGGGCCCGGGCATGACGACCAGGTTCTTCGGATCGTGGCCGAGCATCTTCTGCGCATGCAGGAACCCGTTAGCCAGGCCGTCGAGATCCTTGATGTCCTTGAACGCCGGCTCGGCGCGGATCGCTTCGGGCAGCGTCTCGGCGAAAGCCGGCGCTGGCTTCGCGTCGCCCGCGGCGCCGGCGGGGTTGGCTTCGGCGCCAGCACCTGCAGCGGCCGCGGCCGCGGGGTCGGCGCCACCAGCTGCGGCACCAGCCGCCGGCGCACCGCCTGCAGCTGCAGGATCCGGCGCCATCAGAAACCAAATTCGCTTCGTCCACATTCTCATCGCTCCCGTCCCTGATCAGATCGTGCTTCGCACGCTCTCGAGCGCTGCACTGATTTCGTCGTCTCCGCTCTTGGCCGCGAGCTCGAGCAATTCCTTCTCGCCCATGCGCAGGCGCTGCGAGACGTAGAGGCCGATCGACTGCCGGCCGATATTCATGTTCGTGACGTCGGGCTGGCCCGGCTCGAGCGGGTTCTCGAGGATCCCGCATTCGCGCAGCAGATCGTGGATCAGCCGCTCGCCGTCAGGTGTCCGATAGACCCGGCGATAGATCTGGTTGAGCCGGTGATCGGCGAGGAAAACGCGCACGCGCTCGGTCAACCCGGTCATGCCGCGACCCTCGCGCTGGCCGGCGCCGAAGCGACCGCATCGGCCTGCGCCGCGCTCTTGACGGCGCCGGCGGCGTCCTTCGCCGAGCTCGCGACGTTGGCCAGGGCCATATGGCTTTGCATGGCCTGCTCGGCCTCTTGTTTCGCCTGGTTCTCGTTGGCGATCTGGTCGGGCGTCTTCACCGCCGAGCTCGGGGCGTTGAGCAGCTTGCCGCCGAGCTGGATGATCGCCTGCGGATTGATGCCGATCGGCTCTTGCGGCGCGACCTGCGTCAAGGCCGCCTGCAGCTGGATCAGGCGCTGGATCGATTCCATCGAGCTCGACTTCTGCGCCATCGCGATCGGCGAGACGTATTCGACCTTGAGCGGGGCGCCGGAAAGCTGGAACGGCGCCGGCGCGAACATGCCGCGGCGCCACATGATGGCGAAGACGCGGTCAATGAGCGGCCCGAGGAATTCGGTCTGCAGGCGCGCCACCATCGGCGACAGCAGGCGCATCTTCTCGTCGCGCTGCTGCAGCACATAGGTCGCGGTGACGCCCTTGCCGGAGCTCGCGGGATCGGTGAGATCGGACGGCATCATCAGCCATTCGACATAGAACGACCGGATGATCTGCTGGCGGAGCGCGGTGATGAGCTCGACGCCGAGCTCGGGCTTGCTGCCGCTCTGGATCGGCTCGATGCGGTCGCGCGTGCCGGCACGGTAGTAGTTCAAGGATCCCGGCAGCGTCTTGATCGCCATCAGGAAGCCCTTGTCGGGCAGCTGCAGCGGCGGATCGAGCGACTTCTGCGCCGCCTTCCAGACGATCTTGCTGAGCTCGTTGAGCATCTTCACGTCGGGCAGCGCCGACATGCCCGGGCCGCGGCCGTAGGTCTCGCCCGTCAGCTTGGAGAAGCGCGGCACCAGGTAGGGGAATTCGTCGAAGCCGCCCTCGTCGATGACGGTGCCGTCGGCCTTGCTGAGATACGTGCTCTCGAACAGCTTGTGCCGGCGATCGCTGCGCTGCGGGTCGCGCGACTTGCGCGGACGCACGGCATGGAGATATTCGAAGGTGGTCTCCGGCTTGCCGTCGGCCATCGCCTTGACGGCCTTCTCGCCGGCGGCATTGCCCCAGGCCTCGGTCGCTTGCTTGGCGGTGTAGGGCCAGCAGCGGATCAGCGTGTCGATCCGGTCCTCTTCGTTTTCCTGCACGACGCACTCGCGCAGGTGCCGCGTCGAAAAGAGGATCCCCGACCGCTGGCTCTCGAGCACTGCCATGACCGACGTGCCGATGCTGGCAAGATCGAGATAGGTCTCATAGCTCTGCGACGCGAAGTTGTGGCGCGGCCCGTTGAAGATCGCATACATGCGCTCGCTCGAATCCTCGAGCCAGGCGCGGACGGCGTCGTTCTCGTTGAGCCGATCGTCTTCCGCGCGCATGGTGAACCAGCGCAACGAAGGACTGGTGAGCAGACCATGCAGGCCCGCGGCGAGCTGCTCGACGGCCCAGATCGGGGTCGCGTCGAAGATCTTCTGCATGCGCTTCTGGCCGGGCGACTTGCCGCCGAAATAGTCGTTGCGGCTCGGCAGCATGTGGTCGGCGACGTCCTGCCAATGCGCGACCGTGGTCCCGCGGTTGCCGTCCAACCGTTCCCAAAGCTGGATGAGCTCGCGGGCCTTGTCGTCCATCAGCCGAGCGTCGCGGTCTTGAGCTTCGGCGCCGACGTGTCGCCGAGGCCGGACGTGAGCACCGTGCTCGCGCGGCCGGCCGCCTGCGCCGCCGCCACGCGCTGCGCGTCCGCCGCCGCCTGCACGTTGGGATCGGCGATCGTCGGCACCGGCTGCGGCTTCGGAAGGCTGGGCGTGCCGCCGCCAAAGAGTTTCGAGACTGCCTTGGTCATTTCGCTACCCCTGTGACGGCGTTGATTCGTCGGGCAGGCGCTTGATCGACGTGATCGCCGGCAGCGCGGGCCCGACCGCGGCGGTGACCTGGTCCGCACTCAGCGGCTGGCGGCCGTTATCGACATAGGCCTGCACCAGCGCATCGGTGCGATCGCGCGTCAGCACCTGGCCGGCCGGCAGGTGCGCGATGACGTCGTAACCGTTTTGCCCGCCCGGCATCGTCAGACGGTCCGGATCTCGACGCCGGCGCTGCCGGCCTCGTCCTTCGGCGGATAGTCGAGCACGAGATAGGCGCCGTTGACGCCGTCGATCCCGGTGACGCGGCGCTCGCCGTCGTTGGAGACCGAGCCGTGGATCACGATCGGCTGCCCGACGCTGAAGTTGCTGAAATCGCCGTTGGCACCGGTGACGCGCCCGGTCGCCGCGGCGAAGGTCACCGCCGCCGGCGTCGCGCGTGACTTCAAGCCGAGATCTCGCGTCAGCCGGCAATTCGGCCGGCGCGTATCCGGGTGCTCATAGCCGAAATTCTGCGTCGTGCGCGTGCCGAGCTCCATGATCAGCGCCTTCCCTTTTGCGATGATTGCGTCGCGTCGAGGATCGCCTGCAGGCGCTCGACGATCGGCGTGATGAATTCGGCCTGCGTCCGGGCGACGGCATCCGTTAGGCCGGAGTTGCGGAGCGCGACCTCGATCGGATGCTCACCGCACCGGCCGTTGCCGAATTTCTGGACAGGCGTCGGGAAGCGATGGCATTGGCCGGTGCCGTTGAGCTCGGGCCGAGGATCCTGGGCGCGCCGCCAATGCGGGCACGTGGCGCAGGAGATTTCCTGCACTTCGGCCGGTATCGGCGTGATCGTTTCGAGATCCATCTTCCCCCGCGAATCGGATCGTCGCAGGGTGTGCGCGGTGCCCTAGGGCTGTGAACCGGCTAAAGTGTTCATGAACACTTTAGTTGGCCCGCACCTGGTCGGCCGCCTCCGCCTCGCGCGCGAGCATCCACAGCCTGGTGCGGCCGAGATTGTAGATCTCCTTGAGCACCTTCCACTTCACCCGGTTGCGCCGTGCGATCAGCACGGCGCGCCCGATCTGCAGCTGCTCATTCCTCGTTAATCGCAAAGCGCTGGCGACCGCCATTGCCGTTCCCCCATTCGCCGCGCGGATGATCCGTCGAGATCGCCGTGGTCTGCCTGGTGCTCGAGCTCAGGCGATCGCGCCGATCGCCGATCTCATAGTCGCTGCCGCCGCCGAGCATCAGGTACTGCAGCGCGTCGTGCGGATGCGAATATTCGTTCTTCTCCGGCTTGTCGTCGTAACGCTCCATGCCCGGGATCTGCATCCGTCGATATCGGTATCCGCTGTTGAAGCCCTTGCGCAGCTGCGTGCACCGCGGATGGAGCAGAAAGGCCGGCTTGCCGTCGATCAGCTGCGTCAACGGCTCGCGCACCGCGGTGAGGCGTGGCGTGAGATTGTTGCTCGGCGCGGGCATGAACCAGAGGCCGCTTTCGTCCTGGACCATCTCGATCCAGTCTTGCTCGTCGTTCTGCCGATCGGCGCCGTAGGCCGCCGACGGGTCCGCATATCCCTCTATGCTCATGAATCCGGAGAAGTGCTCCCGCACGTATTGCCCGAGCATTCGGCCGAAGCGACGTGCGCCCATGCCTTTCTCGCCGATCACTTCGGCGAGGATCAGCCACCGGCCGGAAGGAAGGCGCTGTCCGATCGCCGCCGCCGGCGTCAGGCCCGCGTCGGCGCCGATCAGGAGCTTGAGGCCAGGGATCGGTTCGATCTCGGCGACGTGCATCGAATCGACCCACTCGCCATAGACCGGCAGGCCGTCGCGGCTATAGCCGTATTCGTTCCGCACGAAGCGCCGCACCCACCAATCCGGCTGGCCCTTGATCATGTTCTTGTAGTAGTCGGGCGGCAGGTTCATCAGGTTCTCGGCCTGCGGCGACAGGCCCGACGGCTGGCGAAAGAAATCGACGTCGTCGGCGCGCTTGTCGTCGAAATCGGTGAAGGTCCAATTCTCGGTGTCGGGCGCGTTGTAGTCGGCGAAGATGCCATGCCAGGTCGGGCCGCCTTCGTCCATGTCGGGGAAGCGGCCGGTGCGCGATCGCGCATAGGTGAAGACGTCGCGGCTCAATCGATCGGCCTCGTTGAGATAGAACGCGCTGACCTCGTAACCGCGCAGCACGTCTTCGACGGCCTGGTCGCCGATCGCCACGAATTGCAGGATGTACCGCGCGCGCGTGCCGTCGGCGAGCGCGAAGTCGATCGTGTGTGTCACGGGGTCGCCTTCGGCGCCGACCCACTCGCCGACATTCTTCGGGATCACCTTCCACCAGCTGGGGATCGTCGAGCGCCAGAGATCCCGATAGGTGTCGCGCACGACGCAGAGCTTGAACTTCCGCAGGCCGTCGCGCGTCGACGGCCGCTGGCGTTGCGCGCACTTCACGCCCTTGGTCAGCACCGCGCGCGTCTTCCCGCCCCCGACCGGACCCATGAGCGGCTGAACGGGTTTCTGGCTCCGCATGAAGTCGCGCAGCACCGGGCCGCCCGGCTTGTAGACCAGGCTCAGAGTCTCGCTCACCGCCCGCCCCCCTGCTTCGATCCAGATTTTTGTTCGCGGGCCGGAATCCGAAAAACTCCGGCCGAGCGCATATCGGTCACATGAAGGGCCCGATGGCGACGCGGCGGCGCGAAAACCGGGGTACCCCCTCGCCGCGGGAAATCGTGGCGGCAAGCGCGAGCTCCGGCGCGCGGCGACCAGGCGCGCGCCTGGCAGCGATCGGCGAGCTCGAGGGTTCCGGCGTGCTGTTCTTTAATCAGCAGGTTCATGCGCTAAGCCTTTGATCTAGCAAGGCGTCAAACATCGAGGCATCAAACATCGCTGCCTTCCTTGTCGCTAACGTCTTGAACCGACACGATTTGCGCCTGCACCGTGACGACGTCGTCATCACCGCTGGCGCCGAGCTCGTCGCCGCCCTCGACGATGGTCAGGTGCACCATCTTGTGGTTGGTCACGTCGACCGCGATCGGCTGCCGCTGATGGATGTAGGGCAGCACCGCGACCAGCGCGTGCCGGCGTTCCTGCCCGGCCTCGAGCGCCGAGCAGCCGAGCTCGGCCCTGATCTCGTCGATCGACATGGCGGCCAGGCGCAGCAGGCCCTCGAGCGGCAGCGGATACTTCGCCGTGAGGTAATCGACGATCTCCTGCGTGCGCCGATTCCGAGATCCTGCCGGCCGCCCGCGCCTGGCGCCGTCGAGCACCACCCGCGGCACCTCGCCCGCCGGCGCCACGGGATCCAGCAACCCCAGCTGCTCGCCCGTCGCCGGCAGCTGCGCATCCTGCATCAGCTGATCGACCGCCGCTTTGGTGCCCTTGGGCTCGGACATGCGATTAGATGGCCCTTTGTTTAATGGTTAGACGCTGGTTCGAAGAAAGTTAGAAGCTAAGTGACTGATACTCTTAATCTTTATTACCGTTTCTAACGTTCTAACTTTCTAACCGTGGGTTTCCTCGCCTGTGCACGCGCGCGCACGTGCATCACGTATAGGGCCGGTTAGAAAGTTAGAAAGTTAGACGCGCGGCCTAAGCCACTGATCGCGCGAGACAATCACCGCCGAGATTAACGAACTTCCGTCTAACTTCCGTCTAACCTCCCCGCCCCAAAGGCGGCAGACACAGGTCGCGGTCGCGCCTGCACAAGCGTGCACGCCTGCGTAGCGTCGTGACCGCTTCACGCCTTTGGGTCGGGGATGGGTTGGGGAAAGGAACATGGCGATGGTGCCTAGAGGCTCGAGGGGAGATCGGGATCGCCGTCGACCCCGTCGAGATCGTGCGATCCCTCATCGATGCGCGGCGGCTGATTCTGATCGGTGTCGGCCGCGCTCCGCGTGCTCGCCTCCGATGACGAGCTCGAGCCGGCGATCGGCGTGCCAGGCGAGCCCGCTGCGGCCGACCCGTTTTGTGTCGCGGCCGCGGGCCGCGACGGCAGGCAAAGATCGAGGGGCAGCAGCGTCGCCTTCGAATTCGATCCGAAGTACATCGTGATCTTCGGCTTCCTGATGCCGGGCAAACGACGCAGCGCCTGCACCCATCCGCCTTTGCCGCCTGGCGATGCGCGCCAGCGCGAGCCCTCGAGCAGCTTGGCCAGGCCGTGATGACGATTGGCGACGGCGAGATACTGCTCGCCGTCCATGCTCACCACCTTGAGACCGCACTGGATCAGCACCGCGTTCGACGCGTTGATGTCGGCCGGCTTCAAGCCATCCCAACGGCCCGCGGCGCGGCCGACCCAATGGCCGATCGGAAAGCGCTTGCGATCGTGCGGCTGCTCGATGGTGATCGACAGCAGCAGGTTGAGCAGCGCCGCTTCGTCCGAGATCTCGTCCTCGAGCTCGGCGACGACGTCGCGCGCGAGCACTTCCTGCCAGTGCTGCAACTCGTCATCGGTCGGCGGATCGTCGGACAGCGCCACATGCGCGCAGGCGAGCAGCGTGCCGAAGACGTCCTGACCGCGGGCAGCGTGGCCAGCCTCGCGCAGCGCATCGCGAAACGTCGCGACGGTCGCGGGGAAGCAATGCCAGTTATCGACCAGGCGCCGCATCAGCTTGTTGCCGAGCTCGCGCGCGCCGGCCGGCGTCAACTCCGGCGGCGATTTGCTCTCGAGCGGGTGGAGCTCGAAGAGCACCAGGCGCGAGCGTTCCGCCGGCGTCATGTCCGGAATGAGGATCGAGCCGAGCATGAAGGCCGAGCGGATGATCGATTGCGACGGCGACTTGCCGTCCGCGGATCCGCGCGTGCCGACCGTGCCGCTGGCCGCGTTCTTCGCCAGGCCGATCAGCGCGCGCAGCCGGCGATTGTCCCCTTCCGGATCCGGCTCCTGCTCGTCGAGCGCGACCGGCAGCGAATCGTTCCCGACAGTCTGGCGCACGCCGGCTTCGGTCGCATCGCCGGTGTTGAGCATGCCATGGCCACCGAACAGCGATTTCAGCAGCCGCTCGAGCGAGCTCTTGCCGGTACCGTGGCCGCCGGTGATCCAGCCGACCACGCGCCAATGCAGCGCGCCACCGAGCATCGCAGCGCATAGCCATCCGAGCATCAGCTTCGGATCGGCTTCCTTGCGGTACCAGTTCCATGTCCGCAGGATCGTCAAGATCTGATCGGCCGGACCGTTGCTCGCCGGCGGCGACACCGGGTCGGGGCGAAGCCAGCGATCGCCGCGTTCATAGACCATGCCGGCATGCAGGCCCGGCGTGAATTCCTTCCAAGGCTTCGCCTGGCCGCGCACCTTCTCGCCGGCGATGCCGCCCGGGATCTCGAGCACCGTATCGCCGCAGTTGATGATGAGCTCGCCATTCTCGCCGAGCCAGGCGCCGCGGCCGCGCACCCGATCGACCGGCGACCAGAAACCGTTATCGGCGCAGGCCTTCATCAGCGCGCTTTCGGCATCCTCCGGCTTCCAACCTGTGGTGATCCACTCGCCGGTGTCTTTGTCCTGCTTCTTGCGCGGCCAGAAGCCATCTTCCGCCAGCAGGTAATTCAGCGACCCGAACATGCTCTTGATCTTGGCGCGGCCGAGCGCCTTGTCTTCGACGATGCGCAGCTGCCCGCGCTGATCGATGAAATAGTACGTGTCCTTGTGCATGCCGAGCGCCGTGACCGGGCAACCCTGCGGCAGGACGCCGGCGCTCTTCGGCTTGGCATCGTCGCCGGCACCGCCGCTATCGGTCGATTGCTCGCCGGCGACGACTTTCAGATCAGGCTTCGGCCGACGCTTCGCGCCTTTCTTCGCCGCGCGGATCGTCTCGAGGCCTTCTTCCCCTGGTCCCTGATCTTCGCTCAATCGACAACCTCAACTTCAATCACGCCATCCGAGATGCGGACAGCGCCCATGGTCAGGGTGCAGAGCACCTGCACCGGAAACACTTCGACGAAGAGCGCGCCGCCTTCGTCCTCCCATCGCCTGAGCTCGAGCTCGACCTCACTCATGCCGGCAACTCCGATGCCGGCTTTCCGGTCCGTCGCTCGTAGTCAGTCTTGAGCCAAAGGATTTGCTTAACCGACAACCCGAGCACGGCGATCGTTTGGCCACCGCTCAGTAATTCGAACTGAGCGCGCTTCATGGCTTCCGTTTCGATCGCCTTAAGCGCCCAGCTATCCATGGCGCACCTTCCCCTGCAGCGCGTCATTGGTGTCCTTGAACGTCGCCGGCACCGTGGCGACCTCGACCTCGAGGCCTTGGCGCTGCGCGTTGGCGATCGAGGCCTCGAGCGCGCGATCGGCAGCGCTGCCGGCGGCGTCATTGTCGCGCCAGAAGGTGACGCCGGCGACCTGCTCGGGATAGCGCACGCTGGTCATGTTGCCGCCGGAGACGCCGGCGACCACGCGGAGCTCCTGGCAGGCATAGGCGATCGTCAGGCCGTTCTCGATGCCTTCCGTCATCTCGATCCACAGCGACCGCGGCTTGCATTCGCTCAACCGCTTCTGCTTGCGGATCTCGCCGGTCTTCGGATCGACGCAGGTTCCCGCCCACAGACGGATCAGGCCATGCCCCTTGTAGCGGCCGAGCGACAGCTTCGCCTCCGAGACGTCGGCCTTCACCACGCGGCCGTCATCGATCGGCTGCAGGAAGGTGCGATGGCACGAGAGGAAATTCCCGGTCGGCCCGATGATCGCCGCCATCATGCCGGGGAATGTCAGGTGCTTGCCCTGGTAGTTCGGATCACCGCCGCAGCTGCAGCCCTTGGTGTAATGCAGCGCCGGGTGATAGCGCAGCCCCTCGAGCTCGACGTCGAGCTTGCGGATCGGGATCCCGCGGCCGAGCAGATACGTCTCGGCATGCGTGCCGTAGATCGACGTGCCGGAGAGATAAAGCTTCTTCGCCGCCGCGCGCTTGCGCGCCTGCTCTTCCTCGTCTTCGATGCTGCGCTGATCGCGCTGCTCGATCGCCTTGCGCGTGATCGCGATTCGGCCGGGATCGTCGTCGCTGTAGCCAAGCCAGGCCGCGGCCCATTTGATGGCGCGGCCCATCGCTTCCCGGCTCGGTCCGCCGCGGCGGAACTCGCTCTCGAATTCCAGCGGCGACCAATTCTTATCCATCGCAAAATCGCGGATCAGGCCCTGCAGCGCGCCGCCGCCCTTGGCGACCAGGCGGAACGACCCCAGGTGCCGATCGTTGCGCAGCGGGTTGAAGGCGACAAACTCGTTGCCATCCCAATACCCGCGCAGGCCCCATTGGTTGGTGATGAGCTCCGGCAGCCGCGCGCGCAAGCCGTCGCCGATCTCCTGCACCGAGTGCAGGAACGGCCGTTGCGTGCGCTGCTGCCGGGCTGCGGTCATCAGAGCACGATCGCCCAATCGGTCGCGAGCATGTCGGTCTGTGAGGCAAGCCACCCGACCACCACATCGCCCTGCGCCGACTTCATGTCGATGTGCGGAAGGATTACGATCTCCGGCTTCCCTTCCTTGGAGAGCTCGAGCGCGACGCCGCCGCGGGCCTGATCGGATCTGATCACGCTGCCCGGCTGCAAGGCGATGTACATTCCCTTGCCGTTCCAGCCGGCGCGCGCGACCTTGGCGCCGCGCTTTACCTGCTCGAGAGCTTGGCCGAATGTCATGCCCTCATCGCGGCTGACGATCTCGGTGTATCCATCTTCGAAGGTCTTGCCGGGCGAGATCGACAGATAGTCGTCGGGCGGGTACTTCACCAGGTAGTCGCCGGCCTGCGGCTCATAGCGTGCCGTCACGGCCTGGTCGAGCGTCACGATGTAGCCGCCCTCGAGGCCGAGCGTCCACTTGCCGTCACCGCCGCGCGTCGCGCTGATGATCTTCGCGGCTTGCACGATCTTATGGCTTCGATAGGTTTTCATCTCTCTCGCTTCCCGTCCCTGATCCCGGATTCCACGGCAACGCGGTGCGCGGCGGCAGCACGCTGAAATTGCACGCGGAGTAGCTTTGAACCACGACATGGTCGGTCTTGATCGCGGTCGCGGTCTTGATCCGCCCGCTGATCAGCACGCGCAGGCGATCGCGCCAGTCGAGCACGGCGTAAACGCTGGTGCTGATCTGGCCCGGCGCCCAACCCTCGCCGAATTGATCGTCGTCGAAATACGGCGCGTCACAGTTGCCAAAGCCGAGCCGTTGCCAAATGGTCGGCTTCTCGACCTTGTAGCCGGCGAGCGGTTGGCCGAATACATCCTTCATGGTGCGGCCTCCGCCGGCTGATGCTCGCCGCACCAGGCATCGACCGGCACCCGCGGCCAGGTGCCGACATTGCCGGCGACCGATTGGTCATACATCGGCACCGGCGCATGCACGCGGCAGTCGCCGGCGACGCGCTCGCTCGCCGGCGCCGGATTTGCGATAAAGAATTTGCAATCGGCGCAGCTGCTCATGATGCGGGTTCCTCTGCGACGCGCTCACGCCGGCGATCAATGCGCTCGATCTCAGCGACGAGCCAAGCCGCGGCCGTGATCAGGAGCTCGCGGCGTTTCTTCGCCGGCACCTTGCGCGGATCCTTGACGGTGTTACCGACGAACGGCCGCGCGTCGGATCCACTGTCCCATGGAAATGGATCCTTGAAGATGATCGCCGTCGCGCGCTCATCCCGAATATAGATCTGCGCGGGCGCGGCATAGGAGATCGCCGCCAAGGCAAGCGCGCCGTCATCATGCCCATCGTCGTGCAGGGCATCGTAGCCGTGCTTTGTGACCTGGCGCAGCCGCTTCTCGCTGATCTCTTCGATCACGCGCGCGGTCTGATTACGCTGCGCAGCCAATTCTTCGCTGTTCATGATGCCGCCCTCACCACGGTCCCGCCGGCGGCCCATTTGCGCCAGCGCTCGAGCGCTACGGTCGCGCGCGAGCCGCCATCGGTCTTGTAGGCGACGAAGGCCTTGCCGGCGAACGGGCTATGCTGCACGGAAACGACGGCGCGATGTGCCCCCCCCCCAGCCTTCGACCGCGACGACGTCGCCGGCTTTCGGTTCAGCCCTGGGATCGCGGGCAAAGCCAAGGATGATGACCGGCGCATGATGACGAGCCGCGCTCGGCGCGATGGTGATCAGGGTGATCATTGCACCCTCTCATAGGTGGTGGTGAAAACCTCGTCGCGGCACGGGAACACGTAGCCGTCGCGCATCACGATCCAATCGCCGAGCTCGGCCGCCGCCTGCTGCCCGTCCGGCGTCTGCATGACGCGGATCCCGCCCGTCATCCGCGCGGTATAGCGATCGACCCACTCCGGCGCGTGCTCGCCGATATCGTCGTTGCGCCAGGCCTCGACCGCGATCGGTTTCAGGCGGTACTTGCTCATGGGCGTGACCCCGTGGCGCGTGACCCGGCGGCGCGTTTTCCGCCGCGGTGCTCGGCACGCCAGGCCAGCATGGCCTTGGCCAACTGGCGCGCCTCTTCGATCTTGGCGCGCTCGTCGTCGTTGTTCGGCACCAGGCCGACGCGCATCTGATGCTGCCGCTGCCGAACCCAATCGGCGATCAGCGACGGGGCACTCGGATCACGCGCCAGCAGGACGAAGAACGGCTCATCGTCCTCGGCCCTGCTGAGGCAATCGTATTTGCCCGGTTCGGTCTTGGTCCCCATGTTCCCCCGCTTCGCTCAACCGATCCCGGTATCCGCGCGTTGCTGCCAGTCGAAGATCTCTTGCCGGTTCAACGGCCGGTCCGCGAGCGTCGCCTGCAAGATCTCGCGCAGGCCTTCGCGCGCGATCGGCAGCTGCGCCGGCGCCGCCTTGGCGCAACGCTGCGCCGCGATCGCCAGCTGATGCATCAGACCCTGCGTCGGTGTCTTCGGTGTGGTGAGCCAGTCTTCCGCCGCGGCCGCCAACCGATCGCGGTACTTCTCGGGATCGCGATCGAATTGCGACGCGCAGAAGAAGAGCTCGAGCTCGGGCGTCCACCGGGTCAAAGCGCTTCACCCGTTTCCGGATTGCGGCCCTGCAGCGCGCGTGAGACCGCGATGCCGAGGCCGGCGAAGATCATCTGCAGGCCGGTGTCGCTCTTGCCGCTCTCGCCGCGGGCTGAGATCAGGAGCTCGATCGGCGGCTGACCGGGCAAGCCCGCGAGCGAGAACGTGACAGGATGGCCGCCGACATTGACGTCGAACGATTGCGACGTCAGGCGCGCCGGCAGGCCGGGCTTCAATTCGGTGCTCATCGCAAGCCCGCCATGACGACCGGATAGCAGGCGGCCTTGAGCACCGTGCCGCCGACCGCGACGCCGAGCACCAGCCCGGCGCCGATCACGACGGCAAGCCCGAAGGCGATCGCGGCGCGCTTCATTTCGCCACCTGGTCAAACAAGTCACCGCCTGGCTTGCGCAGCAGGCGGAACACCGTGTCGCCCTCATGCGGCCGCCACACCACCCACTTCATGTTCATCGCCGGATTGCCGAGCTCGAGGAAATCGGGCTTCCAGGTGAGCTCATAGACCGCCGCCGGCGGATCTCGATCGAAGCGCGCGAAGCGCTTGCCCGCGTGCCAGAACGAGCTCGGCAGGAACAGCGCGAGATAGTCGAAGCCGATCACGTCGCGGGCATGCGCCAGGATCTCGTCGGCGATCGCGAACGGCGGATTGGTGAAGCCGATCGGCGCGCGACGCTGCTGCAGCTGCAGGAAGTCGACCTGATCGGCGCCGATCCCGCGATCGACCAGGTCGCTCTCGATCACGGCGAAGCCGTAGCGGCGCAGCACGCCCGAGATCTTGCCGTCGCCGGCGCAGAATTCATGCGCGAGCAGACCGTGCAGCCGCATCTTGCCGCATTCGGCCTGCAGCAGCGCCTCGGTGCACTCTTCCGGCGTCCGATAGAAATCGTCCGGCTCGCGCTCGCGCGGCGCGGCGCCGGTCGGCTCGAGGTTGAAGTCGTCGGCACCCGCCGACGACTTGCCCCCGTTCATCATGGCGCCGAGGCCGGTCACGCGGCCTTCTCGTCGGCCGCCGGCCAGTCGTGCCAGGGCGCGAAGATGATCAGCGTGCGCGCCGCCTGGTTGACCGAGATTTCCGGCTGCACATTCGCGTATTCATCGGGACAGTCGGCCCACGGCACGCATTTGAGGCCGAGGCGCGACGTCTTTTTCGAGATCGTGCGAAGCTTGTAACCTTGCGCGCCGGGCCGCAGCTGGATCTTGCCGGCATCTTCCTCGGTGCCGGCGGCGACCTCGATCTTGTCGCCGTCCTTCCAACGGAGCGCCCGCGCCGTGTCTTCGGAGATGCTAAGCACCAGCTTGTGCCCCCCCCCGTACGTCCTGATGCCGATCAGCACGCGGGCGCCGTCATCCTGCGCGCGATTCGGAACCATCACCTTGAAGCCCATCGATCTTCTCCCCGGTCCCTGATCTCGGCTCACGCAGCATCGTCTTCGGGGATCTCGCGATCCGCGCGACGACGGCGGTCAGGCAGGAAGGCCGGCGCGCGATGCGGCTGGATCACGACCCCCATGCGGTGCAGCTTGTTGCGGATGGCGCTGAGCGTCCGGCCCGGGAACTGGCCCTCGAGCTCGGCGCGGGTCAGGCCGCGCTTGCGCAGCAGCCTGAGCCTGGCCTCATCGACCGGCGACCAGTCGTCGCCCGGGCCACGCCGGCGGCGCTTCCGCATCCCGGTGAGCGAGACGGTTTCACGTGAAACAGTCTTGCTCATGCCACCGCCGCCGTCTTCTGGCGCCAGGCCTGCAGGAAATCGTTCGGGGTGACAGCGCCGTCCGTCTCGCGCATGATGGCGTCGAGCGCATCGGGTTCGGGATAGCGCAGCAGCTTGCGGTACCGGTTAACGGCCGCCTGCGACTTCCCGATGCGGTCGCCGAACTCAGCTTCCGTCATTTCCGGGTCGCGATTCTTAAGCCAATCGTCCAGCTGCATGGACGGCCTAATACCAGATTGGAGTTAATGGCACAAGATGTAGCATACCAGCTTGGCGTTAGACCCCATATACCGATCCGGTATGATTGCGGGATGAACCGCCTGCGCGAATTTCGGGACAAATTGGGTTGGTCGCAGCAGCGCCTTGCCGATGCGACCGTGCCCGCGACGTCACAGGCGCAGATCGACCGCCTCGAGAAGGGTGAGCGGAAGCTGACCGTCGAATGGGCGCGGCGCCTGGCGAAGGCGCTCGGCTGCCATTGGACCGAGATTTATGACGATGAGGGACTGGATTCCCGAACCGCGGCTATGGCCCGCCTGTTCGAAACACTGGCCCCGAACCAGCAGGCCGCCCTCTTCGAGCTAGCGCGGTCTATGGCACCGGCAGCGACCGATGCCTCGAACGACGACGCGCACCCCGTGCGGCCAATGAAGCGA